GCTTCAGGCGTCCGCGCAAGACCTTGTGCGCGCGATGTGCGCCGTTGGGCGTGCCACGGGCAGGGGGGAGCAGAGCGAATGACCCCCACCCTCCCCCGCGACCTACGCCTCATGCGCGAAGATCTGCGCGCCTGCTGCAACGCCCTGGACCTGCTCGAACGCGCGATCATCGCGGGCGAGTGGGACATGAAGACGGACGCCGACCGACTCGCGTCCGCGTCGCGCAAGGTGGAGCGCGCGGCGTGTGAGGCCGTGGACCGCATCGGCATCCAGCCGAAAGAAAAGCTGGCGCTCGTGGCCCAAATCACCGCGCTGCAAGACGATAACCGGAAACTCGCCGCCGCGCTCGCGCGGGTGGCGCAAGGAGAGCAGGCCGCATGACATGCTCCACCGAACTCGAGCCAACCACGTGGCTGCTGTCTGCCGGGATGATGGTCAGCGGCCTCGGCCTGCTGGTCAGTGGCGTGGGGGATCTGTACACCGCGCTCCGCCGGAGGAACGCCGCATGACCGTCGACCTTGAAACCACCACGCGCCCCCGCCTCGCCCTCCGCCCCTACCAGCGCGCCGCCATCACCGCCGCGTACGCGTGGCACGGCGCCAACGAGGGGCACTGCCTCTTGGTCGTGCCCACCGGCGGCGGCAAGTCCCTCATTATGGGGACGATCGCGGCCGAAGCCGTCGACGGGGGCGCGCGCGTGCTGGTCATCGCCCACCGCAAGGAACTGATCGAGCAGAACTGGAAGGCGCTGCAGCACGGCGGGCTCAAGGCGCTGGACTGTGGCATCATTTCCGGCCAGCTCGGACGCAAGGACACCACCACCCGCGCCACAGTCGGCTCGATCCAAACGTTGGCAAGAAACGCCTTTGCCTACGGCCCCTTCGACCTCGTGCTGATCGACGAGTGCCACCTGGTGCCGCGAAACGACGACACCAGCTACCGGAAGTTCCTCGACGCGCAGCGCACGCGGAACCCCAACGTCCGCGTGATCGGCCTGACGGCCACGCCGTTCCGCCTCGACTCGGGGCGGCTTGACCAGGGCGAAGGGCGGTTCTTCCATGACGTGGCGTACGAGATCACCATCGGCACGCTACTCGACGGCGGCTTTCTCGCGCCGCTGATCAGCAAGGCCACGCTCGCCCGGTACGATGTCACCGGCGTCGCCATGCGCGGGGGCGAGTACGTCGAGGCCGCGCTGCAGTCGGCGGTGGATGACCCGGAGACGACGAAAGCCGTCGTCGCCGAACTGGCGGAGCTCGGGGCGGCGCGCGCCAAGTGGCTCGTCTTCTGTGCTGGGGTCCAGCACGCGGAGCACATGGCCGAGGCGCTGTCCGAGGCCGGATTCCCGGCCGCCGCGGTGCACGGCGGGCTCAATACTGCCGACCGCACCGCCCGCCTGGCGGCGCTGCGCAACGGGACGCTCCGGGCGCTGACCAACTGCGATTGCTTGACCACGGGCTACGACGAGCCGTCCATCGACCTGCTCGCGCTCTGCCGCCCCACGGCCAGCACCGGCCTGCACGTCCAGATGTTGGGGAGGGGGTTTCGCACGGCGCCCGGGAAAGCGGACTGTCTCGTTTTGGACTTCGCCGGCAACTGCCTCCGCCACGGCCCCGTCGACGCCATCCGCGTCAAGGACCCGAAGAAGAAGGGCGAAGGCCCCGCCCCTGCCAAGGAATGCCCCTCGTGTCGCGAGATCGTCGGCACCGCGACCCGCGTCTGCCCGCGGTGCCAGTTCGCGTTCCCCCCGCCGCAAGCGCCGCAGCTCGCGCCCCAGGCGCTGCTGGCGCCAGTGATGTCACGCGAGAAGCTCCCGCCGAAGTGGTGGGACGTGACGAGCGTGGAATACAGCCGCCACGAGCCCAAAGACCCCGCGAAAAAGGCCACCCTCCGCGTCGACTACAAGTACCACTTTCAGCGGGTCGCGTCGGAGTGGGTGTGCATTGAGCATGACGGGTTCGCAAAAGAGAAGGCGATCACCTGGTGGGCAGATCACCTCGGCGGAGCGTTCCCGGCCACCATCGAGGAGGCGTTGGAAAGATCCTCCGCCTTGGAGCAGCCCGTCGCTATCGCGCTCGAGCCTGACGGCAAGTTCGAGCGGGTGGTGAATAGAAAATTTCACCACGCTGCTGTCACCGCTGCCCCAGCCCGCACCAACGGCCCCTGCTTCTTCTGTGCGCACTGGGATGACCTCCTGACCACGTGCACCAAATACCAGACCACCCCACCGGACGACGTGCGGCTGATTGGCTGCGACGCGTTCGCCGACGCCGACGCGCTTGAGGAGTTGCCGTTTTGAGTGACATCGCCAAGATGACACCGCCGTGGGCTGGCCGGCCGGTGTGCGAGAATTGTGCTGCGCTTCGCGTGATGCTGGCGCACGCACAAGCCAGAGTCCGCTATTTGGAATCCGTGCATTTCGATGCATGGATGCGAGATCAGTGCAACGACAATGCGGCCAATAATGAGTTGTCCCAACAACTCAGACAGGACGAGATCACGGAGTGGATTATGTGCCTCTGGCCAGAAGAAGAGGCCATGCCTGAGACCGAAGTGTTCACACTCGCGGCGGAACAAGGCTACGCAGCAGAAGAAGTGCGAAAGTGTGCGCACTCATGTGGCGTTGCGTTCGAAGGGGGTGTGTGTGTGTGGTACACCCTTGACGAGTTGGCAGAGATGGACGCGCAGAAGGCCGCCGCATGAAATACACCCACACCCCCCACCCCACCACCTACGCCGGCGTGCGCTTCCGCTCGCGCCTCGAAGCCCGCTGGGCGGCCTTCTTCGACTTGTGTCAGTGGTCGTGGGACTACGAGCCCGTGGAGTTGGCCGGCTGGGCGCCGGATTTTCTGGTGCATGTCTCGAGTGAGATCACCAACACGCGCGTCTCGCTCTACGCCGAAGTGAAGCCGTACACCGCCCTTGAGCAGTTCCACGACCACACCGCGTGGTCGATGATGGACGGCGCCTACGAAATTCGCCCGGCCGTCCTCGGCGTGTCGCCGGTGGTCTCGGAGTGGAGAGAGATCGCACGGCCGCACCACGCCAGGAGCAACCTCCCCGCGCTGCTACCCTCCTGGGCCCGTCTCTGGAAAGCCGCCGGCAACGCCGTGCAGTGGAGGCCGCGGTGAGCGACATGAAGAACGCCGCCCTCGCCTACGCGGCCCGGGGCTGGCACGTCCTGCCGCTGTACCCGGCGATGGACTACGCCTGTGCGTGCGGCGAGCCCGGGTGCAAGAGCCCGGGCAAGCACCCGCTCCGGTCGCTGGTGCAGAACGGGCTCAACAACGCGTCGGCGTTCCACGCGCATGTCGAGCACTGGTGGAAGGCGCACCCCACTGCCAACATCGGCATCCGCACGGGGCACGCGTCCGGGCTGCTGGTGCTCGACATCGACGACAAGCCGTTCGACGGGCGCGACGGGCCTGCCACGTGGCGCCGCCTGCTGACCGTGCACGCGGACGGCGAGACGCCGGAGACAGTGGAAGCGCTGACCGGGAGCGGCGGCCGGCATCTGTACTTCCAGGTGCCGCACGGGCTGCACGTCGTGTCTCGAGCAGACGCGATCGGCCCCGGCATCGACGTTCGCTGCGAGCAGGGCTACGTCGTCGCCCCGCCGTCCTCGCACATCTCCGGCCGCACCTACGAGTGGGACGCGTTCAACCACCCCGACGACGTCGAGATCGCCCCCGTCCCGCAGTGGCTGCTGGCGCTGCTGCAGACGCGGGTGCCGCGGGATGCCACCTCCGGCCGCTCCGCGGCCATCCTCGACCCTCTCGAGGTCGAAGAGCTGCGCAGCGCCCTCCTGGCGCTCTCGTCCGATGACCGGGACACCTGGGTCCAAGTGGGGCTCGCCCTCCACCAGACCGGGGATGACGACGCCGGCTTCGGGTTGTGGGACGCGTGGAGTCAGACCTCTTCCAAGTACGACGAGAAGGACGCGCAGCGGGTCTGGCGCTCGTTCCATGGACGCCCCGACGGACTGACCACCGCCACGATCTACCACCGGGCGGTGGGGGCCGGGTGGCAGCGACCACCGCTGGAGGCGCTCGCCCTCGCGGCCGGCCGTCCGCTGCCCGTGCTCGAGCTCCGACCACCGGTGCATCTGCTCCCGCCCCCGCGCACCACCCCGGCCGCCGTCCCGGCGCCCACGGACCCGCTGCAGGCGTCCCTGCCCAGCGCCTTGGAATCGATCGCGCAATGGTCGCTCGCCACCGCGCCGCATCCCGTGCGCGGCTACAGCGTGGCCGCGGCGCTGGCGCTGGGGTCGGTCCTCGCCGCCCGCCGCTACACCACGGACGCGGGGAACTATGCGAGCCTGTACTTCCTCGTCGTAGGCAAGTCGGGCACCGGCAAGGAGCACGTCCGCAAGACCATCGAGGACGTCCTGCACGCCGTGGCCGCCCCCGCCCTCATCGGCCCCAACAAGTGGACCTCAGACTCGGCGGTGTTCTCCGGTCTCCTGCAGGCGCCGCAACAGGTCGCGGTGTTGGACGAGTTCGGCCAGTTCCTGGCGGGCGCCTCCGGCGCCTCAGACGGCGCCACCATGAAGGACGGGGTGCTGACGCAACTGATGGAGCTCTACGGCCGGCTGCACGGGCGCGCCCAATCCCCACAGTACGCCACGCTGACCATGTCACCGAAGCAGTTGGAGTCGGCCAAGCGCAAGTCCGTCGACCGACCAGGGTTGACCGTGTTGGGCCTGACCACCCCCGCGATGTTCTACGGCGCGCTCAAGTCCGCTCGCGTCGCGTCGGGGTTCCTCAACCGGTTTCTCGTCGTCGAGCCGGCGGTGCAGCGGGGGGACTTCGTCCTGCCAGCCGTCGAAGGGGTGCCGGAGCCCGTCGTCACCTGGGGCGCGCAACTCCTCGCGCCCCGCGGCGACATGGACCTGCTTACCCGGACCGACCTCCTGCCTGACCCGCGGCGTCTGACCCTGACGCCCGACGCCCACACCCTCTTCGTGGCGTGGCGCCGCGACTGCAACCAGCAGGCGGACGCCCTCGAGACCGAACTCCTGGGCGAACTCCCCATGCGCGCCGCGGAACAGGCCATGCGCCTCGCCCTGATCGCGGCACTGGCCGAGGACCCCACGGCCCACCGGGTGACGGCGTCCCACGCGGCATGGGGTGTGGACGTCGCCCGCTCTTTGCTCGCCCGCCTCATCCCGGCCGTCCAAGACCGCATGGCGGACTCACCCCTCGCCCTGCTCCGAAAGTCGTTCCTGGCGGCCGTCAGGGCCGCTGGCGACCGCGGGATCACGGACCGCGAGATCCGCCGGAGTGCGCTGTTTAGCGGGGTCGCCCGCCGTGACCGCGACGAGGTGATCACGTGGGCCCTGGAAAGCGGGCACGCGGAATGGGCAATGCGCCCCCACCATGGCGCCGGGCGGCCCGCTCGCGCGCTCCGAATTATGGCAAATGCGTCAACCGAGGAGGCGGCCTAAGTGCTTACGTACCAGTATTCTGCGAATTATAACAACACTTCTCTCTCTCTCTTTCTATCTACTGCGTACGCGCGTACGCGTAGGAAGGGGGTAAAAGGACCCCCCGAAAAACACGGCGAAATTGCCATAATTCGCGAAATTCAGGCGGGCACCCCATGCTGACCATCCGCCTAGTCTGCCCCGGCCAGCCGGTCAGCGCCAAGAACCACCAGGCCGCCACGCTCGCCCGGGGGAAAGGCGGGCGGCTGGTGCCCGTGGTGCGCCCAGGCAAGGCCATCACCAGCTGGTACGACCGGGTGGTGCCGGTGCTGGCCCGCCAGTTTGCGCAGTACCAGGTCCCCGCCTTGTCCGGACCGCTGCACATCACGGTCCACCAAGTACTGGAAAACGACCCGCTGGCGGTGGGCTCCCCGGACGGTGACAACGTCCAGTCCGGCGTGTGGGACGCGTTGCAGAAGGCCGGCGTGATCGAGAACGACCGCCAGTTCGTCGCGTGGGCTGGCACCCGCACCCACGGGGAACCGCACGTCCTCATCGAGATCCGGAGGCTCGCCGCATGACCATCACCCGCGTCATCCGCTACCGCCCGCTGCGCCGCAGCACGGCCGTGAAGTTCCTCTGGTGGTACCTGACGGCGCACCACGACCTGACCGCGCCGCAGGTCATCAAGGTCCGGACGATGGCCGAGACCCTCGGCCTCCGCATCCGGACCACGCGCCGCGCGCTCCGGGCGTTGGTGCGGGCCCGGTACCTCGACCCCGTCGTGCTCCCCACCGGTGGCACCCCGGGCGAGTACGTGGCCGGGCCCCGGGCGTATCGCCAACCGGCGGCCTCCACGCCGCTCCCGCGCACCCGCCGGGGGCATCGTGGCCCCCGTCCGCATCCGAGCCAACTGACGCTCGGGGTACTCACTGATGAGGATTCCCGACATGCCGCGTAAACCGGGGAATGTGGAAAAGTCGCCCGTGAAGTCGCCTCGCCTGCGCGGTGTGGCGGCTGATCCGAGGCTGCGCGGCCCCGGGCGTGGCCCGAAGAAGGGCGCCCCGAACGCTGGGCGTCCGCCGTCGGCGATCCGGGCCGCCATGCGCACGGCGCTCGACGAGCGGCTGCACATCCTCGCTGACATCGCCGACGACCCCAGCAAGACGCCGATCGAGCGCATGAAGGCGCTGGACATGCTCGGCAAGTATGGCATGGGCACGACGATCACCGAGACCGACAACGAGGGGAAGGACGTGCCCCGGGCGGTGCTGATGGTGCCCATGGCGCCCGACGCCGGCACGTGGGCGCTGGCCACCCAAGCGCAGCAGGCCGGACTCGAGGCGGCCAAGCGCGCGCTGTCCGAACAGCATGGCGTGGGCTAAGGTGGTCGCGGTGGCAGCCTCCATCGCGTGGCAGCCGCACCCCGGCTCGCAGACGCTCTTCCTCGCCTGCCCGGTCACGGAGTGCCTGTACGAGGGCACCCGCGGACCGGGCAAGACGGACGCGCTCCTCGTCGACTTCGCGCAGCACGTGGGGCAGGGATTCGGCGCCTCGTGGCGCGGCATCCTGTTCCGCCAGAGCTACCCGCAGCTGGCGGACGTGGTCAGCAAGAGCAAGCGGATCTTCCGCCAGGTGTTCCCCGACGCCCGCTTCAACGAAGGCTCGTACACGTGGAAGTTCCCAGACGGGGAAGAGCTGCTGCTGCGGCACATGGCCAGCCCCGACGACTACTGGAACTACCACGGGCACGAGTACCCGTGGATCGGCTGGGAAGAGCTCACGAATTGGCCGGATCTGTCGTGTTACGACGCCATGAAGGCGTGTCACCGATCGTCGCGGCCCGGAATGCCGCGCAAGTACCGCGCGACGGCCAACCCGTTCGGGATCGGGCACCACGCCGTGAAAGCGCGGTTCGTGGATCCGGCGCCGGCGGGGGCTATTACCCGCGACGACGCCGGCAACGAGCGGGTCCGCATCCACGGCCACTGGTCCGAGAACACCACACTCCTCGCGGCCGACCCGGGCTACCCGGCCCGCCTTGCCGGTGACCTCGACGCCAACCGCCGAAAAGCATGGTTCGCCGGGTCGTGGGATGTCGTCGCCGGCGGGTTCTTCGACGACGTGTGGGATGCGCGGTATCACGTCGTGAAGCCCTTCGTTCTGCCCGCATCGTGGCGCGTCTGTCGCGCGTTTGACTGGGGTTCAAGCAAGCCGTTTTCGGTAGGGTGGTGGGCAGAGGCGGACGGCAGCCGCGTCGAAGTCGCGCCGGGCGCCTACCGCACGTTCCCTCGCGGCTCGCTGATCCGGTTCGCCGAATGGTACGGATGGAACGGCACGCCGAACGTGGGGCTCAAGATGCCGTCGAGTGCGGTGGCGAGGGGCATCCGCGAACGGGAGTCCGCTTTTCGCGTGCGGGGACTGCGCGGGGAGGAGGTGCCCATGCGGGTGCGACCCGGGCCGGCCGATTCTTCGATCTACGACGTGAACGACACCGACTCTCGGTCCATCGCCGACACCATGGAAGAAAATGGCGTCACGTGGGTCGAAGCTGACAAGAAGCCTGGGAGCCGGAAGAACGGCTGGGAGCGGATGCGGGAAATGTTCGCGGCTGCGGCGTGTCCGTCGCCGGAGGAACCCGGCCTGTACGTGTTCGACACCTGCCGGCAGTTCATCCGCACCGTACCGCTGCTCCCCCGCGACGAGAAGAAGCCCGACGACATCGACACGAACGCCGAAGACCACATCGGCGACGAGACTCGCTATAGCGTGCTGGCGCTGCCTCGCACCGCCTCCGTCTCCACCTTCGCCTTCGCCTGACATGACCGCGCCCGTCATTCCGACCATCCCGGCCAACGCGCCGCCGCACGAGCGCCCGGACTTCAAGCATCCGGCCTACGTCGAGACCGAGAAGGCCCGCCGGGTATCTCGGGCGCTCATGCAGGGGACCGAGGGCGTTCGCGCGCTCGGCCCCGAGGCGTTGCCGAAGTGGCCGGCCGAGGAGCCGGGGTTCTACCGCCTGCGGGCCCGCATCGCGCGGCTCACGCGGTACTACGAGCGCACTGTCGAGGCGGTCGTCGGGATGATCGTGGCCAGCCCGCCCACGTTCGCCGAGGGGCCCGACGCGCGCATCCTCGCGGACTGGGAGGACATTGACCGGAAGGGGACACACGGCGACGTGTTCGTGCGGGAGCTGACGCAGGAGGCCATCGTCGGCGGCTTCGCGGCCATTCTGGTCGACGCGCCCCCGGTACCTGAAGGCGTCACCCTCACCCTGGCCAACCAGCAGCGGATGCGGCTCCGGCCGTACTGGGTCCTGCTGCGGGCCGAGCAGCTCATCTCGTGGATCATCGAGACGCCGGATATGGGGCGCATCCTCACGGACTGGGCACGCGGGCTGCTCACCGAGGATGAGGTCGCCCGACTCGCCGCGCACGAGGTGCTGCGGCAGGTGGTGATCTACGAGCCGACCGACGTCGCCACCGGCACGTTCGGCACCACGTCGCGGAACCGGTACCGGGTGCTGCGGCTGGAATCGGCCGGCGTCACCTACACCGTCTGGGAGCACGTGCCGCCCGGCCCCGACGGCACCGGCGAGCACTTCCGGCAGGTGAGCACCGGCACGATGACCGGCGCGCGGCGCACGCCGCTGCCGGCCATCCCGTTGGCCATCGCCTACCCGAAGCGCCCCGCCGTCCCGTTCGTCTCCGAGCCGGCGTTCTTCGGCGTCGCGGAGCTCAACCTCGACCATTATGGCCTGACGGCCGATCGGCGGTACCTGATCAAGCACACGCACTCGCCGACGCTGTACATGCTGGGCGTGGAGCAGGAGCGAGACGAAAACGGCGTGGAAAAGCCGGTGAAAGTCGGCCCGAACAGCGTGATCCGCTCGCGCAACGCCGACGCCAAGGTGGGCTACGCCGCGGCGCCGGCCGATGCGCTGACCTCGTCGAAGGAAGAGCGCGACGAGATCGTGCGGCAGATCGCCGCCCTCGGCATGTCGTTCATCGCCAAGGACCGGCAGCAGAGCACGGAAACAGCGAAGGGCCGGACCCTCGACCTGGCGGCGGAAAATGCCACGCACGCGACCGTCGCCCGCGGCGTGCAGGACGCGCTCGAGCAAGCGCTGGTGTTCCACGCCGCGCACTACGAGGCCACGGAGCCGTCCATCGAGATGCACCCGGCGTTCGCGGCGCCGGACGCCGACCCGCAGATCGCCGCGCTGCTCTGGCAAGCCGTGCTCAACGGCCGCCTCGACGTGGACACGTGGCTCGATTTCCTGCGGACGGGGCGTGTGCCGGAGAATGTCGACGTGGCGGCCATCACGGGGCGGCTGCTGGCCGAGATGGAAGCGGCTCGGGAAGTGGAGGCGCTGGCGGCGCGGGATCGGGAGGTCATGCCGCCGGCGGGTGAGGACGGGGAGGGCGAGGCGGCATGACCCCCGCCCAACGCGCGCAACAGCGCCTGCAGGAGCTCGCGTCGCGGCTGGAACCCGCCCTCCGGCGCGCCTTCCTGGCGATGGCGGCCGCGCAGTCACCCGATCGCCTCGCCGACCTCGTGCGACTGCTGGAGGCGGGCAACATCGACGCGGCTGTGGCGCTCTTGACCACCACCCCCACCGCCATCGCCGCTACCACCGCCGTCCGGGCCACCTGGACCGCCGGCTTGCTGCGGATCACGCGCGACGTCGTGCGCGACCTCAACGCTGGCGGCGGCGGGTGGAATCGGCGGGTGGTCGTGGTGGCGCCGGTGCAGTCGCCCGAGCTGATCGCTGCCGTGCGCCGCTGGGAGGATGGGTCGTTCGCGCGGGTGCAAAGCGAGGTGCGCGAGGGGATTCGGTCGACCATCGCCACCGAGCTGGCTCGAGGCAAAGGCCCGCGCGCCGTGGCCACGATGCTCAAGGACGGCGTCGGGTCGGGCCTCACCGCGTACGACCGGAAGATCGTGGGAAGCTTCCGGCAGGCCTTGGAAGACGGCCGCACCGGCGACGCGCTGCGGAGGGCGCTTCGTGACCGCCGGTACAAGATCCGCGAGAACCTCACCCCCGCGCAGATCGACACGATGGTCGCCGCGTACGAACGCAAGCTCGTGGCCTTCCGCGCCGAGACGTTCGCGCGCACCGCGGCCATGCAGGCCGCGAACGAAGCGTCGGCTGTAGGCTGGCACGAGGCCATTCGGCAGGGCGCTGTGCCGGCAGACCAGGTGCGCAGCTACTGGGTGGTGTCGGCCGACGAACGGTTGTGTCAGGTGTGCGCGCCGATCCCGAGCATGAACGCTGATGGCGTGCTGCTCGGCGAGCCGTTCCTCACACCGAACGGGCCGATGCTCCACCCCCCGGCGCACCCGTCGTGCCGTTGCACCAGCTATACGAAGCGGGGGAACCCCCTGCTCCGCCCTGCACGGCTGCCTGCCGTGCCACTTCCACAACTCGCCACTGTAGGAGCCTGACCGATGAGTGAACACGCCTTCGATCCCGTGCCTGACGAAGAGGCCCCGTCCTTCCTCGACACCATCCCCGCCCCCAACGCCACGGTGGCGGTCGACCAGGTCGAAGCGGCTATCGCCACCGGGCGGTGGACGCACGAGGTGCCCGGCACGGAACTGTGGCTCAACACCAGCTTCCCGCCGCAGGGTCGAGACCTCGACGCCTTCGTCAAGGAGCTGGAGTCGTACGGCATCGCCGTCGAGTAGTATGAGCCGGGGCCACCACGGCCCCCGCCCCACCGCCACCGCTCTAGGTTCGCGCGTGTGACGCTGCCATCGTGCGGCATCACCATCAACCCCTGAGGGGACCCGATGTCGCTCAAGATGTTCGAGTCGAAGGAGGCGATCCCGGAGTCGCTGCGCGAGTCCGCGGTCGAGACGAAGGAAGGCAAGTGGGCCGTGGCCGACGTGGACGGCCTCAAGTCGTCGCAGGAGCGCATCCTTGACGAGAAGAAGAAGCTGCAGCAGCGGTACGAAGACCTCGAGAAGGCGCTCGGCGGGCTGAGCCCGGAGCAGGTGGCCAAGTTCCGCGCGGACATGGCCAAGCTCGAAGAGGAGCAGGCTCGCAAGGCGGGCGACTTCGACAAGCTGCTCGAGAAGCGCATCGGCGAGACCAAGGCCGAGTACGAAAAGCGGCTGGCGGACGCCGAGCAGTACCGCACCAAGTTCATCGACCGCGAGATCGAATTTGCCATCCGCGACGCGGCGGTGAAGGCGGGCGTTCCGGCAGAGGACGTGCCGTACGTCGTCGACCTGCACAAGGGGCGGCGGGTGCGGTTCGACGAGAAGACCGGCAAGAGTGTCGTCTACGACAAGGACGGCGACCCCACCGGCCTCACCGTCGAGAAGTTCTACGCCGACGTGTTCAAGGCCGAGGCCCCGAAGTTCTACGGCGCGACGGTCGGCAGCGGCGGCGGGTCCAGCGGCGGCGGCGGGCGTCCAGTGCCGGCCGGTCAGGTGGCCGCGACCGATCAGTCGGCGTTCTTGGCGAACCTCGACAAGATCGCAAAGGGTGAAGTGAAGGTCGCCACGAACTAGTGGCCGCTGGCGCTGAGCGTCGGCAGTAGGGCAGGACCCGTAGGCCAGCGTCGCGCTGAGCGCGTGCTGATTCGCTCTCCCTCTCGGAGCGCGCATCCGTGCGCGTTCGGCGCGATGGCCGTTTCGGGCCACGTCGACGCGCGACCATCGACCGAGGAACCGTTATGCCGAACCTTTTGCAGGACATCGTCCCGATTCTGGTGGCCCAGGGCCTCCAGACGCTGCGCGCCGCGTGCGTCATGCCGCGCCTCGTCAACACCGACTACAGCAACACCCCCGCCAATCAGGGCGACGTGGTCAACCTCTACATCCCGTCGGCCGTGCCGGTGTCGGACGTGGCGCCGACGGCCGCACCGTACCAGGCAGCCGACATGCGCCCGGTGCGCTCGCCCATCCCGCTCGACCGCTGGCGCCGCGCCGGCTTCTTCCTGACCGACAAGGAGCAGGAGGAGATCGTCGGCGGTGTGCAGTCGCGCCAGACCGCCGAGGCCGTGAAGGGGCTCGCGCAGGACATCAATGCGTTCATCTTCTCGCGCTACACGCGCATCTTCGGCTACGTCGGCACGGCGGGGACCACCCCGTTCGCGTCGGACGTGACCGGGGCGACCAACGCCCGCGCGCAGCTCAACCGCCAGACCGCCCCGCTCACGGACCGCCGCCTGGTGCTCGACGTGAATGCCGAGGCCAACGCCCTCGCCCTGCCCGCGTTCGCGCAGGCGCAGGCGATCGGCAGCGCGCAGACGGTCATCGAGGGCACCATCGGCCGCCGCTACGGCTTCGACGTGGCGATGGACCAGCAGGTTCCGACGCACGTCTCGACGCCGCTCTCGGCCGGCAATGCGACCGCCAACGGCGCCCAGGCGGTGAACGCCGGCTCGACGGACGGCGGGCGCACGGGCACGGTGAGCATCGCCAAGCTGACCAACCCCTCGAACCTGGTGGCGGGCGACATCATCAGCTTCGCGGGTGACCCGAACACGTACACGGTCACGGCAAACACCACCCTGATCGTGGGCAACACCACGGTGCCGATCGCGCCGGCGCTGCAGGTCGCGAAGGCGGGTGGCGAGCTGGTGACGCTGCGCGCGTCGCACGTCGTGAACCTCGCGTTCCACCGCGACTGTTTCGGCTTCGTGTCGCGGCCGCTGCAGGCGTCGTCCGCGAACACGCTCGAGGTGATGAGCGTGGCCGATCCGGTGTCCGGCGTCGCGCTCCGCATGGAAGTCGTGCGGCAGAACAAGCAGACGCTCTTCGACTTCGACGTGCTCTACGGCGCCGCGTGCGTCCGCCCGGAGCTCGGCGTCCGGCTGGCGGGCTGACCGATCCTCTGACGGGGCGCCCTCGTGGCGCCCCGCTCACCCTTCACGCATCCCATCATGTCCGCTGACTTCATTCCGCCGTACATCCAGTCGGCTCCGGCCCCCGCGACGCTCAAGATTGCGGACGCGGACGCCGAGGGCGGCTTCGTCATCATCAACGCCAGCGACTTCGACGCCGAGACGATGACCGTCTACGGCGCGGAGCCGAAGGCCGCAAAGAAGCCGGCCAAGGCCGCCGAGTAACCCATGCCGCTCACGCTCATCCTCGAAACCGGCGCCGGGCTGCCCAACGCGAACGCGTTGGCGAGTCGCGCGCAGGTGACGGCCGCGCTCGAGGCGCTGCCGTTCGCGGGCGCGTGGGCGGACGTGGACCCGATCACGCAAGACCAGTGCATCGCCGAGGCGTCGGCGTGGCTCACCCGGCTCGACTGGGAAGGGCGCCGCACGTACGACGCGCAGGCGCTGGCGTGGCCCAGGGCGTGGATGACCACCCCGGACGGCTACGCCATCGCCTCGAACCTCGTGCCGGCGTTCGTCGTGGACGCCGTTTCGCGGCTGGCGTTCTGGCTCTCGCAGCAGGGTAACCCGTACGAGTCGAACGGCCTGCAGCCGGGCACGGAACTGCAGTTGCCTGGCGGGCTGCGGCTCACCCCGGACAGCGGCGTCAAGCTACCGGTGGACGTGCTGGCGGTTCTCCGGCCCTATCTGCGCGCGTCCGGCGCGGTGGTGTGGGGCTGATGGCCCTCGACCTCGCGAAGCTCACCCAGACCGCGGTGGGTGCCGCCACCAAGGCCGGCGTCACCACGCGGGCCACGATCACGCGGAACCCGGTGCCGGACCCGATCACGGGCGCGGTGTCGGGCACGCCGGTGTCGCAGACGGTCGACGTCGTGCAGGCGGACGCGCGGCGCTACGCCAAGGCCAGCGACGCCGCGTGGACCGGCGTCACGACGGCGCTGTTCGTCGCCGCGGCTGATCTCACCTTCACCCCGAAGCGGGGCGACACGGTGCTGTTCGCGGGGATCACGGGCCGACTCATCGCCATCGACGAATACGCGCCGACGGGCATCCCCTTCGGCTACTTCCTCGGACTCGGCACGTGAGCGACCAATTCACGCGCGAGATGCGTGCCTTCTTCCGCGACGACGTCGAGGGACGCGGCACGGCCGCGTTTCAGGAGGCGGCCCAGCAAGCGGCCGAGGCCATCATCATCGGGTCGCAGTACGGGCCCGGCGCCCCGCTCGACACCGGGTTCCTACGGGCCTCATTCCGCGTCTCGCGCAATCGGCCGGAGGATGGGCCGAGCGAGGCGCCGCCGACGCCTGGGCGGCAGCCGGGCGCCCCGCCGATCTTCACCACCACGCCGGACACGTCGCAGGTCGCGACCGCGGTGCTGGGCGACGAGGTGTTCATCACCACGGTGGCCGAGTACGCGCAGCACCTCGAGGAGAACGGCCTCACCCGGCGCAACGGGCCGCGCGCGGGCCAGCCCACCGAGTTCATCGCGCCGGTCGAAGCGCGGTGGCCGGCCATCCTCGACGACGCCGCGCGGCGGGCGGGGTACGGGCGGTGATCTACCAGCAGCTGCTGGCCGCGCTGCGGGCGCTCGTGCTCACCGTCCCCGGCCTGCCGGCGGAACGGCGGTGGCTCAACACGGCCGGCGCGGCGCCGTCGACGGCGTTCGTCGACGACGGCTTCACCAGCTTAGACAGCACCTATGCCGAGTGCGGACCGGACGCTATGCGGCGCTGCGAGGCGACGTATCGCGTCAGTATCCGCGTCCCGGCCGGCACCGATGCCCACGCGGCGCTGAGCGTCGCGTCGGCAATCGAGGACACGTTCGCGTCGGCCACGCTCACCGTCGGCGGCCAGTCCGTCGAGGTGCTCTCCACCCGCTCCGGGCCCGCCCTCGCCGAAAACGCGTGGCTGCACATCCCGGTGTCGGTCTCCCTGACGTTCGATCACACGTAACCCCGAGGCTTCATCATGTCCAGAGCCACAGCCCGCGGCTACCGCGTGGCCTTTCTCGCTGAAGTGACGCAGGGCACGACGCCTGTGACCGCCCCCACGCTGCTCCGCACGACCGGCGGCGGGATGTCCGTGGCGGCTTCCTCGGTCGAGTCGGAAGAAGCCCAGCTGTTCGAAGTGCCGGACGTGATCCGCACGAACGTCGAGGGGACCGGCACGATCAACTTCGAGTACAGCTACGGCGGCATTCACGGGCTGCTCGAAGGGCTGTTCGGCGCCACGTGGACCACCAACGTGCTCCGTGTCGGCTCGACGCTCCGCACGTTCACGATCGAGGACCAGTTCACCGACATCTCGCGGTTCCTCACCGCCCGCGGCTGCATCATCGAGTCGATCTCGATCACGCTGCAGCAGGGTAGCAAGATCACCGGCACGATCACGTACCGGGCGCTGACTCCGCCGACGTCGTTCGCCACGGCCACGGCGTTCGGCGCGGCACCCAATGCGGCGCCCACGAGCCCGATCATGTCGCCGGTCGGCAGCGTGCAGCTGATCCAGGAGGCAGGGGCGCTGAACCTTGGCCCCGCGGGCATCGGGACGCTCGGCATGACGATCAACATGACCCGTCAGGGCATCGCCATGCCGCAGGTCGGCACCACGGCGCTGGCCGGTCTGGATCAGGGCACGTTCGTGTGTACGGGCACGCTCTCGCTGTACGTGCCGATTGGCGCGACGGCCATCATCGACAAGTACCTGAGCGACACGGCCACGCAGTTGGCGCTCACGCTTGGCGGCGCGTCCACGCTGCGCGATGCCTACCTGTTCAGCAACGTGAAGTTCACGGAAGGCGGGATTGGCGAGATGAGCCGGAACAGTCCTGCCAACCTGAACCTCAGCTGGCAGGCGCTCGCGTCCTCGCCGAATACCACCGTTCAGATCACGCGGACGCCGTAAGCCGCACCCGGGGGCGGCACGGGCCGCCCCCTTCCCCTTCTTCGGATTCACCCAATGGCGAAGCTCGGCACCCTCAAGCTCAAGACGAAGGCCAACGAAGGCGCGACGATGATCGTGCGCGACCCGTTCGGCGAAGCGAACGACGACAGCGAGTTCCCGCCGCTGCTGGCCGAGGATGGCACACCGGCCACGATCACGCTGCTCGGCGCGGACAGCGACGCCGCGCGCCGCTACGATCATCAGCGGGCGGCCGAGGCGCAGAATCGGCTGTACGCGAGCGCCTTCGGCAAGGCGAAGAAGTCGGTCGTCGTCACGCCGGAGGACATCGCGGCCCAGGCGCAGTACGAACTCGACAAGCTCGTGGCGCTCACGGTGGGCTGGCACGGCTTCGAGGATGACGAGGGGCAGCCGCTCGCTTTCACCGCCGACGCGGTGCGCGAGCTCTACGCGCAGAACCCGTTCGTCCGAGAGCAGGCGCTCGGGTTCATCATGGACCGCGCCCGTTTTTTCGGCCCGTCCTCGACGCCTTCCGCGCCTTCGTCGAGCACCACTTCCGCCTGAGCGCGCGGGTCAGTGAGGAACTGACCCACCGAGACCAGTTGATCGGGATGGTCGAAGCGCAGCCGGAGCTGATGGCGGCGGTGCTTGACGAGATCGTCGGCCCGCCGCTTCCCCCGATCGCCGCGCGGGCGTGGCAGGTGTTCGGGGAGCTGAGCGGCACCCGCTCGGCCGGGATGGGGGGCGTGAGCGCGATCCCGTATACCGAGATGCTGGCTTACCAGACGCTGACGGGGACCACGTTGACCCCCCTTGATGTCGCGCTCGTGCGCGAGGCCGACGCCGCGTTCCTATCCTACGCCATGTCCCGCATGAAGCGCGCGGACGCCCCTGACGAGACTCCGGAGGACTGATGGCGCGGGTGGCACGGTTGGGAGTCGTCATCGACTCGTCGGGCGCGAAGCGGGGGGCGGATGAGACCAATACTGCCCTGAACGGCATGTCTTCCACCGCGCTCCGTGCACAGCGGGCCATCGTGCAAGCCATGTCCGCGATCGGCGCCGCCATGGGCATCCGCGAAGTCGTGCAGCTGGCCGATTCGTGGACGCGGCTGGAAGGGCGACTCAAGACCGTCACGTCGTCCGCCGCGGAACTGGCGAGCGTACAGAAGCAGCTGGTGGCCGTGGCCAACACGACGCGGACGGGGATCGAGGAGACCATCACGCTTTACACCCGGCTGGCCCGGACAGCGAGCGAGCTGGGCATGTCGCAGTCGGATGTCGTGCGCCTCACCGACCTGACCGCCAAGACGCTGGTGGTGTCCGGCACGTCCGCGACACAGGCGTCAGGCGCGTTGCTTCAGTTCTCCCAAGCGCTGGGCGGCGGCGTCGTGCGCGCGGAAGAGTTCAACAGCATCCTCGAAGGCACGCCGGTCATCGTGCAGGAAGTCGCCACGTCGATGGGGCTGACGGTTGCTGAACTGCGCCGGCTGGTGATCGCGGGGGAAGTCACCTCGCAGCAGTTCGCCGAGGCGTTTCTTGACGCTACCGGGCGCATCAACGACAGCTTTTCTAAGCTCGGTCCGACGGTCGAAGGGGCGCTGACACAGCTGTCCAATGCGTTCGCGGAAGCGATCGGCCGGGGCAATGCGGCCGGTGGCGCCACGCAGGAGCTGGCTGCGGCCATCATCGAACTGGCGGCCATGATCCGCGAGAACCAAGCGACGTTCGACGCGATGGGCGAAGCGCTGGCCACCATGCTGCGCTGGGGCACCGCGGCGGCGGACGCGTTCATCAAGGCTGGGGACGCGGTCGACCGTCTCGGGGATTACATCGCCGGGGCGGCCAAGGCCACGGAAGGACTCGCCAACTTCGACACGAAGGCGTGGACCGAAGGCATCACGATGTTGACCAAGGCCAACGCCGACTACGAGGAGTCTGTCCGTCGGGTGGGGAGTGCGTTGGTTACGACGCGGAAGGAAGCCTCCGGCATGTCGTCCGAAGGCGCGGCGTTCATGCGCAACCTTACCGGCGGGGGCATGGGCGGATCACTGGCCCCGACGCCCTTCGGCATGATGGGCGGGCTTGGTGGGGGCGCTGCCGCCGCGTCGCGTGCCCGTGTCGCGCCGGCGGCCAAGGCGGACGCCGACGCCATGCGGGACGCCGCACGCGCCGCCAAGGAGTTGCAGGAGGCCCTCGACAAGACCGCTTTCAGCAGCGGGCTGGCGCGCGAGCGCGCCCTTGAAAACGCCAACGCGCTCCGCCAGTTCGTGCAGCCCGTGAAGCTCACGTTCGCCGAGGTCATGAACCTGATCCAAGCGCAGGAGCGTGCGGCGAACGTGGCCGAAGCGCACGCGGCGGCCGTGCGGCTGGGGATTGCCGATACGATCGCGTATAAGGCGGAGGTGATGACGGCGGCGCAGGTGGAAGACCTGCGAGCGCAGGGGATCAGCCTGACCACGGAGCAGTTGGAACGACTGGCCGAGGCCAACCGCCGCGTGGTGGCGGCGCAGGATGCGGCGAACGGGACGAACGCGAACGTGAAGGCGACGAAGGAATGGGATAGTGCGCTGCAGTCGGTCTCCGGCACGCTGCGAGACATCTCGCAGGCGCTGAACGGCACGGGCAACGACGCCGTGAAGATGATCGGCCTGTTGGCGACGGCGTTGGATCAGCTTGCACGGGCGCAGCAGCGCGCGGAGCAGATGCGCGCCAGCGGCCAGAAGATGAGCGGGACGCAGCGAGCCGCGACGGCCGTAGGCGGCGCCGTGGGCAGCTTTGGGGCAGGCTTCGCCGTGGGATCGTCCACCAGCAGCCGGACCGTCGGCGCGCTCGGTGGCGCGGCGGCTGGCGCGGCCACGGGCGCGGCGGCAGGGACGGTGATCCCTGGCGTCGGCAACCTCATTGGCGCGGTCGTCGGTGGGCTCATCGGCGGCATCGGCGGGTTGCTCGGCGCGTCGAGGAACGCCACGCAGCAGCTCATCGCTCAGCGTGCGGCCCAGCAAACGCTGAGCGAAGCGCTGAACACCATGCACGCCAGCTTCGCGGGCGACGGGCTCTCGCAGGCGCTGTCGCAGGCGAGCGCGCAGTTCGTGCAGCTCCGGCAGCAGGCCGAGGCGGCGTTCAGCGGGCGCGCCAACGAGGCCGAGCGCAACCGCGTGCTGGCCGAACTGAACGTGTTGGAAGCGCAGCGGCTGGCGATCATCCGGCAGCAGTTCGAAGAGTCGATGCGGCTGGCGATGGGCGACCTCAAGGTGCGCGAGTTGCGCGCGACGGGCGCCGACACGGAAGCCGACCGCCTCGCGCAGTCGCTGGCCGCACAAAAGGAGATAAACGACGCGACGGAGAAGTTCGGCGAGCGCTCGCCGTACGTTGATGCGCTCAAGAAAGTGCAGGAAGCGGAAGCGGCAGCAGCTGAACAGGTGCGTGCCCGCGTCGAAGCCCAAAAGCAAGCCGACCGCACCGCCTTCGGCCTCGACCTCACCCAGCGCCGCCAGACGCTGAGCGGCGACAGCCGCGGCGCGTTCATCACGGGGCAGACGATCCAGACCAACAGCGCCCTCGCCGAAGCGCAGAAGCTGGTCGAGGCTGGCGTCATCACGCAGGCCATGTTCGAGGAACTGCGCGTCCTGCTCGGTGACGAAATGGTGCAGGCGCTGGCCGACTTCGACGCGGCTGCCAAGGCCGCTGCGGAGGCCCTCGCCGAACAGAAGCGGCAGACGATGGAAGACCTCGGGGTCCGGGCGCTGGTGGCGCAGGGGCGCGGCAAGGAGGCCGAGCAGGCGCGCATCGAGGCGGCGAATCGTCGCGAGCTGCTGGGTGTCACGGACGAGGTGGTGCGGGCCGAGATCCTTCGGGTGCAGGGGCTGGAAGCCACGCGGCGCGAGTTGGACGCGTTGGCCGAAGCCGAGCGCGTCCGCGCCGAGCAGGACGCCAGTATTGACCAGCGGATGATCGAGGCCCTGCGGACGCTGGACCCGGCCCGCGCCAAGGAGTTGGAGCAGAAGCGGACGGAGATCGACCGCGCCATCGAGTTGGCGGCAGCGGCCGATGAATCCACGCGGGCTCGGCTCCGGGAGCTCTACGCCATGCAAGACGCGGCCGCGGCCGCCATCGAGCTCGCGGACGCCCTGGCCACGCAGAAGCAGAGAGCCGAAGAGTTGGCGAGCTTCACGCAGTCCATCGGCGTGCAGTACCTCCGCAGCCAAGGGCGTGGCTTCGACGCCGACGTCGCCGAGCTGCGCGAGTGGCGGGCGGCGCAGGAGAAAAGCGCGCGCGAGCTCGGCGCCGGGTCAGAAGTCTTCGCGCAGATCGCCTCCATCTTCGATAGTCGGTACAACGCGCTGATTGCGGCGACGGTCGCGCAGGCCGCTGAGCAGTCGGCTGCCGCGGTGAGGCCGGAGACCATCTCGTTCGGCAGCGCCTCGCCCGAACAGGTCACGATCCTCGGCGAGGACACCACCGCCGTGCGCAGCGCCCGCAGCATCAGCGAGTCGTCGGCCTTGCAGCTCGTAGACTACGCCGCCTCGCAGCTGGCCGTGCAGCGGCGCATCCTCGCGGTGCTCGAAGGCGGCGCGGCCGAGGTGCCTTCGCTTGCGGGCGCCAGCGCCCTGCAGACCGACCAGGCGCTTGGGCTCAAGGCGAGCCAAACGGCACTGCTGGTGCATGGGGTGGTGTTATGATTCGTACCGTCGGCGCGACGGTGGCGCTGTGGACGGACTACGCCGCCGCGGGTGGCACCAAGCTCGGCGACCTGAGGCTCATCGACGGCACGCTCTCGGCGGACCTGTCCGGCGAGGAACGACTGACGGCCACGGTGGTGCGCCAGCGGTGGCTCGACCTCGGCGGCGACATCGGGCTCGTGCTGCGCACGACGTGGCCCGACGGCGTGACCGAGCACCGCATCGAGCGCGTGGACGCCGCCGACGGGTCGCCCGTGGTGACGCTGCAGGCGTTGCCGGTCTTCGCCGAGCTGGCGACGGGCGGCCCGATCGTGCGCGTGGTCGCAGGGCAGCCCGCCACACGGCTCGCCGGCGAGATGGCGGTGGCCACGTGGCTCTCGACCTACATCACGCCGCACGCGAGCGCCACGCGCATCGGGGTGGTGGTCGGCACGCTGGAGCGCAACCCGGTCCTGCAGCTGGACCTTGACGCGCCGACGCCCGCCGCAGTGATCCAGGCGCTGTTCGCCGATGCCGGGCTCGAACGGGAGCTGGTGCGCACGAGCGAAACGGTCTGGACGCTTAATGGCCGCCTCGCGGTCGGCAGCACCGCCGCGCCGATCGTCGTGCGACCGGGCGTCAATCAGCTGGCGCTCACCACCGGCGTCGACCGGGCCGAGGTTGCGACGGTGGTGATCCCGTTGGGCGATGCGGACCCGGAGACCGGCGACCGCGCGACGATGGCCGAGGTCCGCTACGATGTGGGCGGGCTGCCGGGCAGCGGCTGGGTGATCCTCACCGACCCGGAGTCCGGCGTGTCGCCCATTCAGGTCGACACGCAGTGGGTGGGCGCCAGGGTGGAGCTGCCAGACCGCACGACGCGCCCGATCCTCGACAGTCGCGCCAGTGACGGCGCGGTGCAGCTGGCGAGCACCAGCGGCATCGCGACCGGAATGCGGATCGCCCTCGTCGCCTCGGACGGCACGCCGCTCATCGAGGTGTACGACAGCAATGGCGTGGCTGTGCGCGGTCGACGCGTGGTGCCGCTCTCACTGAGCGGCGTCCGTGGCGAGGCCAACGAGATCCGCAACGGGCGCTTCGCCAACGGCGTCATCGACTGGAACGCGGCCAACACGCAGACGCCGTCGGCATTCGCGGCGATCGCTCGCACCGACCTCGATGTCACGTTCTCTGGGCTCGTCAACGGGGCGCGCAGCGCCGGCACGGGCACCGGGACTCCGCTCGCCATCGACGGTCTCTCGCCGGCAAATCGCACGATCTACCGCGGCGACCAGCTCATTATTGCCGGCGTGACGTACACGTTGACGGCCGACGCGGTCCCGAACACCAGCGGCGGCATCACGGCCAGCATCACGCCGACGCTCGCGGCCACGTACCCCGACGACACGGTGGTCACGATCGTGCGACGCGAGCGGCGCACGTGGCTCAAGAGCGGGACGCTCACGTATAGCACCTGGCTGACGAACGGCGGCCTGCTGGCGATGAAGGACTCTCAGTCTGACGGCCTGCTGTACCGGCCCATGACGGGGCTGACGCTGACACACGACGCGAGCGGCGCGGACTTCACCGGCAATATCGAGGGGATCAGCTACGACAGCGGATTCGCCGGCGCGTTCACGGTCAACACCGCGGGATTCATCGGGACCCCTCCGGCGCAGTTCGCCGACAACGATACCTTCACGGCGACCTTCGTGCGCGAGACCCGCGCGTTCCGGTTCAGCGGGACGCAGACCGTCGGCGCGAGCAGCGTGACCTTCAAGCACATCAGCGCCCTTGCCCGTCGTGACTGGCAAACCGGTGACACGCTCTTTGCGCGCCGCGACTTCACCGCGACGGTGCGGATCACTGGCCTGACGTACATGTTCCCTCGCGACTTCACCGCCACGATCGTCACGGCCGACTCGACATTGGACGATGTTGCGGCCGTCGACCGTGACGGATTGGCCATCGTTGGCGTCGTCGGCTCATGGACGATCACCTACGGCAGCGACCGCGTCTTTACGACGGTGCTGCCGCTCCGTGTCGTGTCGATTTCCGGCACGACGATGGCGCTCGTGATCGCCGACCCCACCGCCACGTCGGTGGAGGACAATTTGCCGAGCCTGCCGCAGACGGCCAACGCGGCATGGACCATCGTCGACAGCTACGCGGTGACGGCCGGCGCCTCGTGGAGCAACGCGGGGCGCGCGACGGTTTCGGTCAGTGTGCCGACCGGCCGCACGATCGCGCGCGGGCAACCGCTATGGGCCAACTGGATCGGCGGCATCAGCGGCGCCGAGACGGGGACACAGACGCTGCTGTTCGCGCACGCGGCGGTGACGGGCAGCGCGTCGTCAATTGAGGTCGCGGGCTGGGACGACTACCGCAGCGACTGGGACGGCAACACGACGCTCCCGACCGCCGTGTACCGGCTGTTCAGTGGCACCGGAGGCAGTCGCTTCGAGTTCACCGGCGAGACCATGACGGCTGCAGCCACCGTGCAGGCCAGCGGCGGAGCGGCGAATGTCACGCTCGTGGCGGCCAACGGCGCCGCCCTCGCCGATAATGCCACCTTCACCGTGACGCGACCGCCTTTGCGCCGCCCCACCGATCCAACAACAGGGAGCGTCGTGCGCTTGCTGGGGCCGGTCGCCACCTTCGGGATCGGCGGCGGCACGCCGGGCCTGCAGTCGTCCACGGCCACCATCGTCGTGCCGTCGGGCCATACGGTGCAGGTCACGGCCTTCGCCACCGTCGCGCTGTCGGCGGGGACGTACGACACCGGCAACCAACCAGTCCTGGCGATCGTCGACAGTCTCGGCGCCCTCCTCGCCTGGGGCCGCGCCGCCGACACTACCGTACAGGCGGCGCAGTCACCGACGATCGTGCGGCTCATCGTGCAGCACACGCTCACCGCCACCCGGACGCTCGGCGTGCGCCTCATCGGGGGCAGCACGAACGGCGCCCTGTGGCACGTGGTGCTCGACGCGATGCTCAGCGTGACCACGCGCGACGACGTGCCGTGGATCGGCTCGAGCTGGGGCAACCAGCTGGCGCAGCGCGGCATCGATGTGCTCCGCGCGCGTCGCAACCCGGTCGCCGCCGTCGAGGTCGACCTCGCCACGCTGCGCCGCTGGTCCGACGCGCCCGACAGCACGGCACCCGTGGTGCTCGGCCAGACCGTGTCGGTGCCGGCCTACGGGCTCACGCGCCGCGTCACCGCGCTCGAGCGCTCGCTGCTCAACCCAGACGCGGTGCGGCTCACCGTGGGCACCGTGCCCACCGACCTCTCCCGCCGCGTGGCCGCGGCTCTCGCTGGAGGCTCCTCGTGAGTGTGTGGATCGACAACCAACCCGTGACGGCAATCGCCGGGGCCCGCCCTGTGCGCCTGAGCGGCTTCCTCACGGCCCCGCGCGGGCAGCGCAGCGTCTTGGGTGTGCCGGGGCGCCTCGCGCCCGTCGTGGGCGCCCTGCAGGCGCCAGAGGCCCGGCGCGGCGCCCTGACGCTGCGGGTGCCGTGCGCGACGCTCGCCGATCGGCCCGCCGCCATCGCCACCGTGGAGGCCGCGCTCGGTGGCGCCATCCGCTCCATCCGCACGGCGGACCGGCCGGGGGTGCACACGCGGAGTGTGGCCGAAAGCATCACGTGGTCCGAGATCCCTGGCGCGGCGGGCCTGACCATCCCGACACTGCTCTGCGACGTGGTGTGGCTTGCGGTCGACGGCGGGTCGGAGGACTGGCCCGCTGATCCGCCGGTGCTGCTCGGCACCGGCCGCACCCCGATCGGCACCGGCTCACTGCCCTCCGGCGGCTGGCTGCTCGCGTGGGGCGGCACGAGCCCGCTCACCATCACGTACACGCCCGCGAACGGCGCCGGCGCAATTACGTGCGTCATCACGCAGGCGCTCGCCACCGGTGAGCATCTCGCGGGCGATCTCGACACGGGCGACGTGTGGCACGTGACCGCGTCCACACGCACCCGCGTCTCGAGCGTGGTCGGCGATCTGCCGGTGATCGACCCGGCCGACGCACTCGGAAGTGTCGCTCCCTCGCTCCACCTCTCCTCCGGCACGGGCTTGCTGGTTCCTTCCACTCGGTACCGTCTCTGATGCGTGAATCCACCAAGGCGCTCGCCCCGCGCTCGCGCTGCCTCGAGGTGCTCGACTTCCGCGACGGCGCCGTATTCGAGCCGTCGTCGGGGCTGTTCGTGGCGCGCTCGGGGCATCGGTACAGCTGGTCCCGTGGCACGTCGACGCTCGCTGGCGTCAATGCCGTCGGCGGCACGTACACCGCGCCCGCGACGCTGCCCGCGTACGAGAGCGCGAATAGCCAGCTCGCCGTGAACCTCGGGGTTGACGACGTGGTCCGCGGGAATGCGGCCGTCGGCTGGCTCCCGCAGGAGCTGTCCGGCGAGATCCTGTTCGTCGAACGCGGGGCGCGCATCGGGACCGCTGGCGGCACCCTGCTCGCGATCTCGGGCGACGATCCGACAACGGGCGTGCGGCTGTTCATCGACACGACGGGCACCGCGTCGGGCTTCTACCGGATCACCTACCACAACGGCAGCACGAGCGTGAGCGCGACCCTCGCGGCAGGACAGCCCACCGCGGGGCAGCTGGTGCGGCTCCGGTGGCTCTGGAGCGCGGCGGGGCTCACATTGCGCCAGAGCATCAACGGCGGCGCCTTCACGAGTGCGACGTCTGGCGCGCTCGCCCTCCCTGCTGCGTTCGCGGCCGGCACGCGCGTGCGCATTGGTCGCCGTGGCCTCACGCAGAACCCCGCGCCCCTCACGCTGCTGTCGCTGCACCTCGCGCCCGGCACGCTCACGGACGCGCAGCTCGACGAGGTCTGGTAATGCCAGCCCGCGTCCTGCAGGGTCTCGTGATCGCGGTGCCGCCCGACCCGATCATCTCCCGCCTCGACTTTCGCTGGCGACTCACGCTCGAGGAGCAGCGCGCGATCCGCCGGGCCGAGCGAGAGCACCCCGACGAAGACGTGCGCGACGACCTCGCCATCATGCGCGAGTCGCTGTCCGAGGTGACGGATGCGGCGGGCGTCCGCGTCGATGATCCCAGGACGCAAGGCGGCGCGGTGCTCATCGTGTCCGTGCTCGTGTGGGCTGGACTCGTGAGCGAGGCCAACGCCCCCGCGCGCCTCGCGGCGCTGTTGTCGCCGCCGTAGCGGGGCCGCGATGGCCCCCGCTTGGCTCGCTTCCCAATAGGACACGCGCGAGCCGCGCCCCATCATGCACCGCATGGGCACTTCGACCGGCGAGCTCCGCACGTCCCTCGGCCAGAACTCCTATGTGAGTGTCGGGCTCGTGATCGCGCTGGTGACGGGCGCCGTCCTGTTCGGCCGGCAGATCCAGCGGCTCGACGCGATCGAGCAGCGTATCGCCGACCTCTCCACCGAAGTGCGTGAGATGCGCCGCGACGTGCGTCAACCTGTTCCCGGGAGGTGATCGTGTCTGCTCTGGTGACCGTGCTCACTAGCCGCAAAACAACGGCGGCGGCCGTCCTCAGCGGCCTCGCGCTGCTGCTGTTCGATGCGCAGTTCATCACGATGCTGCACGATCTCGGCGTGAGCGACGCGCTGACCGCCAAGGCCGTGACCATCGCGAAGGCGACCACGTACGCGCTCGCCGCGCTCGGGTACTCGCCGCTCAAGAAGCCGGCACAGACACCGCCGGTCGAGGGCGCCTGACGTGCTCCCGCGCCCTCCGGCCGAGGTGCCGGTGGAGTCGTCGCTCCAGACGCTCGCGCCGCGGTTCCGTGAGGCCGTGGGCCGCGTCTGCGCCGACCTCACGGCGTGGGGCTACCTGCCGCGCGTGTTCGAGACACTGCGCACCGACGCGCGGCAAGCCTTCCTGTTCGGCTTCGGCCGCGACTACGACGACGGCCGCGGCGTCGTGACGCACTCGCGCACCGCGCTCGACACGTGGCACGGCTACGGGCTCGCGGTCGACATCATCTGCGCGCGGCGCCTGTGGGACGCGCCCCCCGATTTCTGGCACGTGCTCGGCACGTCGGCGCGGCGGCACGGCCTCGTGTGGGGCGCGGACTGGAACGGGGACTGGTCCAGCGCCGACGAACGATTCCTTGACCGGCCGCACGTGCAATGGGGGGCGCCGGCGCGGCGGTCCCCGTCCGTGCGCGCGGCCGACCTGCTCCGCACCGGCGGCATGGCCGCCGTGTGGCGAGAGGTGGACGCCGCATGATGGCGCGCGCGAAGGAGACCGCCGAGGGCTTCGCCATTGGCGTGCTCTGTGTGCTGGTCGGCGTGTGCCTGGGGCTGATGCTATGAGGCCGCAGCGCTGGTACCGCGGCACACCACCGTGGCTGTGGGGTCTGGTGATCGCGCTCGCGCTCGCGGTGGCCCTCTGGCTGGCCGGCACCCTGACGGTGCGGTCGATCCGTGCGGCCGAGCGCATGGCCGTGCTGCGCGAAGGCGACCGGCTGATGGCGCAAGCGCTGACGTACAGCCGCGTGCAGGCGCGACTCATCGACTCGCTGACCGTCGAGGCGGCGCGGCGCGATACAGTGTGGCTGCGGGCCAAGGCGGCCGCGAAGGCCGTCACGGCGGCGCCGATCCCGACCGACAGCCCCGCGCTGGTCACCGCCGTCCGCAGCTGCCGCGCCACGCTCGACGCGACGGTCACCGCGTGTGACAGCGCGCAGGCCGCGCAGCGGGCCGTCATCGCCGCGCAGACGCAGCGCACCGCGGCCGACTCGGCGGCGCTCGCCGCACAGGCGGTCATCACGGCCGGCATCACGCGCAGCCGTGACGCGGCGCTGGCCGCGCTGGCCGCGCGGTCTCGGTGGCGGACGGTCGAGCGCAGTGCGTGTGCCGTCTCGGTGGCCGCCAACATGATCCAATGGCGGGCGGCGCGATGAAAGCGGCACTCGTGGCGACTCCTGCTGTACCTCCCCTGCTTTCGGCTGGTGCCGCGCGCTGCGGCGTGACCCTGACTCTGGAGACCTGATATGTCCGCGATGTCGGATTACCTCGAAGGTGAGCTGCGAAAGCACATCTTCCGCACGGGCAGTTTCACGAAGCCGACCGGCCTCTGGGTCGCCTTGTTCACCTCCGCCCCGTCGGACGCCGGTGGCGGCACCGAAGTGTCGGGCGGGAGCTACGCGCGCGTAAGCGTCGCGCCGCTCGACGCCAACTGGACCGCGGGCTCGTCGACCGACGGCGTCACGTCGAACGCCAGCGCGATTACGTTCGCGGCGCCGACGGCGAACTGGGGCACCGTGACGCACTTCGGACTGTTCGACGCATCGACGGCCGGCAACCTGCTGGTGCATGGTGCGCTGACGGCCTCGCGCATCATCAACAACGGCGACGCCGCGCCATCGTTTGCGGCGGGCGCGTTGACGGTGACGTTCGCGTGATGACGGCGGCGTCGGCCACGGACACAGCGTCGCTTCGCGTTGCTGAGGCACGCTAATGCCCGCCTACACCACCGCCGTCACGAGCGCCGCCGTCAACGTGGCCACGCATTTCACGCCGAACGGGATTCCCGGCCTCGGCGATCAGGTCACGATTGCCAACGGGCACACGCTGATGGTACCACCCGGTGTGACGTGGGACATTGGGGATGCGGCGGCGCCGACGACTCCAGCGATTCGCACGGCGGGCACGGCAGGCACCGGGCGACTGATTGTGAACGGTGCCGTTCGCACGCACGCCGACCTGTTGCAAGGGAACGCGCAGTGGGAGGTGGTCGGCGCGGGGGCGTTCGTCGAAAGCGCGAACACCACGGCGGCGCTGACGTGGACCCTGAGCGACGGGAACTTCCAAAGTAACTGCTTGCTCGTTGTACAGGGCACCGGCATCGGCACCAACCGCGCACAGATTCGCAACGGCGCGGGCGCGGCGGGATTCCGGTTTATCACTGGAGCGGATACGCGTCGAATCAATACTTCGTTCGCGCGCTTTTTCGACCTCGGTACGGCCTCGCTGGCTGCCCTTCCGACCCTCTCGACGGGGCTGCCGATATCCGTGCAAGATACCGTGTTCGAGTCGTGCGGCTCAGTGTCGTTCCGTGTGGCGACTGGCGGGGGAGCCGCAGCAAATGTGACGATGCGTCGTATTAGCGTGCTCAGTCCGAAGAACCCCAACGACACCTCAGTAGGCTCGCTGTTGATTGACGTATCCGTTGCCAACCCAACCGGCACACGCGTCTTTGAAGACATCATGGTCCGCACGGGGCGATTCTTCTTCATCACGCCGGACTCCGGCGGGAATGCGCCGACGCTCACGCGCTGCGGGGGGCGGTGGCTTGCTGGGTCGGGCAGCCGCATCGCCGCGAACATGATCGACTGCGCGTGGCTGCGCGACGAAGCGACAGCAGGCAATCTTGGCAACCCCTTCGGCCTTCCGTCCAGCATCACGCGGGGGCTGTACGTCGCGAACTGCCCGAACGGCGACAACCTCCACGGCATCAATTTCACCAGTTTGTCTGGCTCGACGACACTAGACGGACTGGTGTTTGATGCGGTGCTTTCTGGCAACAGCGACACCGGCGACTTGATTTTCATCGATCGCAGCGATGCCGGTGTGCAAGGCACGATCCGCAACGTCGTGACGACGCGGAGCGGTGGCGGCAGCGGTAGCTACGGCAAGCTGGTGCATCTCCGTGGTAGTGCGGCGCTCAACACCGTGCCTGCATTGCCGTTGATTGAGCATTGCACGTACTACTCGGCTGGCGGCGAAGCGGCGCTGATCGAGTACGGCGAAGATACTTCGCGCCCTGGGTATCCCAACATCGTGGGTGCCATTCGCCACAATCTCGTGATCGGTACCGCGCCGGGACTAGGCAAGGTCATCAACCGCGCACCGCAGACCGCCGCGCAAAACATCAAGGACATCGTCGCTGCCGCCAACGTCACCGACAACACGGTGTTCAACATCGTGAACGGCGGCGTGAACGGGAACGGCCACACAACCGGCGCAGGTGGCGATGGCTTACTGTGGACCGGCACGATCCCCACGTACACCGAGCGGACGGACACGCCGCAGTTCGTCGATGAAACGCGCAACGCGGCGACGTGGTACCGCTCGCTGGTGGGCGGCACTCCTGGGACGCGTTCCGCGGACACGGCGCTGGCGATGGATGCGCTGTGTTCGCAGTGGGGTGATAGCCCGGTCGCTGGTGCCACCATCACCGCCGCGTACACCTGGATTCGCGACGGCTACCGCCCGCAACTGTCGGCGCTGCGCACCAACTTGAGCGCCAACAACGGCGGCTGGCAGGGTGCGATGGAAGGCGTGGGCGTCGCCACCCTCACCCCCGACGCCACCATCAGCAACACCAACTGGAGTGCTGTCGGCGCGGCGACGTTGCACGCGGCGCTGGCCAGTGGGGATGCCGACTACATCGAGTCCAGCACCAACGGGGCCGTAGCGACGGTGTCGCTCACCGACCCCGTGCCGAATCTCACTGCCCTTACCTCGGTGGTGGTCGCAATCCGCCACCGCGTCACCTGATCGGAGACCACTATGGCCGATAACGTCACAATCACTCCCGGCACTGGCGAGCGCGTCGCGACGCGCGAAGTGCAGTACTCCGGGGAGACCGCACAAATCCAGACCGTAGCCCTCGCCACGACAAGCGGCCCCAATGACGCGCGCGTGGCGACGGACGTCGGACTCGACAACCCGTTGCCCGTCACGGGCGCGGGCGAGCTGATGGAAGCGATCGAGGCGTTGCGATTCGCGGTGCAATCGCTGACGCGCACCGTCGGTATGGCGATTCCCTCGGCGCAGGGCTGGCCGATCATGGAAGTGCGGCAGCCCACGGCGGCGAACCTTAACGTGACGCTCGCCTCGACCGCGATTTCGAGCGGCACGATCACGACCGTCTCGACGCTGACGAACCAGTCGCAGCAGGGCGGCCTCGCGACGAACGACTACATCCCGACGCTCATGAGAATGGGCGCGGACACTCTGCGCCGCAACATTTCCGTCACCTAACCGAGACCCCCATGCCGACGACCAACGGAAACCGGAAGATCCTCGACCTCAAGCGGTGGGAGTTCTGCGCCCCGCTGCCTGCCGCGACCGTGACGGGATCGTTCATCTCGTCCTCGCGTCACTTCCGCCAGCAGCAGCTGTTTTTGCGCGGGCAGAATGAATCGTACATGTACAATCCGGCCGAGGACGGATGGGTCACGCTCCCCGCAGCCGGGCTTGCCGCCGCGGTCGGCGCGGGCACGTGCGGGGTGGCCGGCGCGTGGAGCACCGGCGCCACGACGGCGGCGGCGTCGCTCACCGCGACGGGCGGCACGACCTCGACCATCGTCACGAACCAGACGCTCGCGCGCGACCTGCGCGGCTATCGCGTCCACATCCTTGCGGGGCCGAACGCGGGCGCGGTGCTCGACATCGTGAGCAACACCGTGACCACCAACGCCACGATCACCGTCGCGACGCAGGCGTCGGCGTTCACCGCGTCCACCGTGTACCGCCTCCTGACGCCCGTGTGGTACGTCGGCGTCAACGGATCGGTCGCCGCCGCGTCGTTCCGCAAGTACGATTACGCCACGAACACGTGGACGACGCTCGCTAACATGCCCGCGGCGTTCGGCACGGACGCCAAGCTGGTCGCTACGCCCTCAATCGTGGACGGCGCGTTCAAGTCGTTCGCGACCGGCACGGCGACGAGTGCCACGAGCACGACGCTCGTCCAGACCGGCAAGACGTGGGCGGCGTCGCAGTGGGTCAACAGCCAGGTGCGCATCACGGCAGGCACGGGCGCGGGCCAGATCCGCACGATCACCGCCAACACGGCCGACTCGCTGACGGTCGCCGCGTGGACGACGACGCCGGACGCCACTTCGCAGTACGCGATCGAGGGGAACGACGACTTCCTCTACCTGCTCGGCAACAACGCGGTCACTCTGTATCGCTACTCGATCTCGGCCAACACGTGGTCCACGCTGACGCCGGGTGCGGCGCGCGCGGCGGCTCCGGGCGCGGGCATGAGCGCGCATTGGGTGCACAGCGCACCCGAAGCCGACTGGAGCAGCGAGTCGGCCATCGTGAACGGCCGCTGGATCTACTCGCTCCAGGGCGCGGGCACTGGCGCGGTGCACCGCTACGACATCGCCGGCAACACGTGGCAGACCGTCACGTACTCGCCCGCGTCGGAAACCTTCACGACCGGCAGCAAGTACGCGCTCCATAACGGGATCCTCTACATCCAGAAAGACGCCACGGGCCGCTGGTTCGCGCTCGACTTCGTGCGCTCCGAGCTGTTCCCGTGGGGCACGATGCTGTACCCGCAGGGGGCGGCGGTGGTCGGCGACACGGCGTTCGACGTGCTCTACAAGGATGGCGCGACCGAAATTTTCTACGTGCATCTGGCGCACAACACGAGCACCATTCACCTCCGGCAACAGGTGATCTGATGACGCTCTCGGACCTCGTCTCGCTGGCGCAGGCGCGGCTGGTGTTCCTCGGACAGCTGCGCACGGCGGCCGCCCGCATTGGCGATGTAGCGCGGGTGGCCGCGTGTGACACGGAGATTGCCCAGACCACGGACACGCTCGCGCAGTTGCAGTCGCTGACGCCCTGACGCGGTAGCGCCGGCCCGTGACCCTCCTCACTCTCCTTCGCGGCGGGGCCCCGTCGGGGCCTGCCGCGCTGACCGTCGAGCTGCTGCAAGGCACGACGGTCATTCGCACGGAGGTCATCACCGCCGCGCCGGGGACGTGGGCCGATCTGTCGATCACGCTCACGAGCGGCGAACGCGCCGCGATCACGGACCCGACGGCGCTGCGGGTCCGCGTCACGCGCGGCAGCGGCACCGGCACGCGGGAGATGGCGAGTGCCGCGGTCACGATCCAGGGCACGCCCGTCACCACCGGCGCGGCGCTCGAAGGGTCGGTGTCGGTCGTCGTCACGGCCACGGGGGCGCTGACGGGAGCGGGCGCCGCACTGGCGGGCTCGGTGGCGGTGGTCGCCACGGCATCGGGCGCGCTGACGGTCGAGAAGCCGCTGGCGGGCAGTGTCACGGTCGCTACCACGACGACGGGCGCGCTGACGGTACCGAAGCCGCTGAGCGGCGCCGTCACTGTCGCGGTGACGACCACCGGCGAGCTGGCCGGCGGGGGCGCGGCGCTCGCCGGCAGTGTCACGGTGAGCACGACGACCACCGGCGCGCTGACCGTCGAGAAGCCGCTCGCCGGCAGCGTCAGTGTGGCCGCCACGACGACGGCGGCCCTCACGGTCCCCAAGCCGCTGGCGGGGTCGGTGAGCGTCGTCGTCACCACCACCGGCGCACTCTCGGGATCGGGCGCCGCGCTCGCCGGCACGGTCACGGTGGCGACGACGGCCACGGGCGCGCTCACGGTCCCCAAGCCGCTCGCCGGGGGCGTCGTCGTCGTCGCGACCACAACGGCGGCGCTCACGGTCCCGAAGCCGCTCGGTGGTGGCGTCGGGGTGACGGTGACCGTTGGCGGGACGCTGGCCGGCACGGTCGTCGTCACCCAAGGCCTCGTCACGGCCGTCCTCACGCTCCGCAACGTCGCCGCCCGTCTCACCGCCCGGCCGAATGACGCCACCCTGACCGCGCGCGCCACCGACGCCACACTCACGGCGCGTCCCGCGGTCGACGCGACCATCACTCTGCAATCAGACGACCCGGTGCCCTGACATGGCCAACGAAATCGACGCCGAGCTGTACCCGCGGAACAACGCGCACACGACCGCCGACCCCACGCGCTGGCGGAGGAACCCCACCACGGGTGTCCGTGAGGAGGTGCCCGTCACCGGGCTCACGGATCTGCGCGTGTACCTGTCCACCTCGGACACGGCGACCGACCACACCAGCGGCGCGCTCAACGCCGCGCTCGTCTATGTCATGACCGAGGTCGTGCCGGGGCTGTACGAGGCCACGATCCTCGGCAGCGCGCTGGCGACGCACGTGGCGTCGACCGACGGGAGCCCGCTGTACGTCCACTGGCAGAGCCCCAGCGCCGGGTATCACGAGTTCGCCCAGGTCACGTGGCGCACGAAGCGCCCGGCGGCCACATGATCGAGCTCCTCGTCACCGGCGAGGCCGTGTCCATCCCGATCGACTGCGCCCCGCCGGTCAACCGGGGCAGTGTCGTCGTGGGCATCTCCACCGCCCGCGGCGGGCCGACGGTCCACCCGACACTTGAGCGCACACTCGTGTGGGAGCGCGGCGGCACTATCCCCCCGCTCCGCCTGTTCGCCCGGGATCTGCGCGCCCTGTTCCCCAGGGGCGGGCGCGTGTGGCTCGTGGTGCGCTATGCGCAGCAGCTCGTGGCGACGAGCGAGGTGCGGCTGGTGGTGGGGTGAAAGTGGTGGGTTGACAGGGGTATAACCCTGCAATATGTTCCCTGTGTCGGCGCAAGTGACGCCGACACCACCCGCCAACTGGGGCACTGCCCCGAGGCTCACATGACGCAGTTCTTCGCCGCCTACGACGACGTCAGCATCTACGCGATCGGCACCACCGTTGACGAGGCGATCGCGACCGCTCGCACCGAGACGCAGAACCCCGACGCGCAGTTCCAGACCGCCCGCATTTCCGTGTCACTCGCCGCGTTCATCGAGACGCACGGCTGGGATCTGTCGCGCCGCTTCGCGCTGGTCGGCGGCTCCCTCGTGGATACCACCCGCGTAGACGACGACGCGGATTTCGTGGTGTGCGAGTCGGAGGACGGCTGGTCGCTGCACGCGCCGGACAGCACGGACGAGGAGATTGCCGGAGGGGAGGCCCTGCCGCTCGCCAGCGGCGCGTCGCGGCCGACCCGAGAGGACTACGACCTCGCGCGCGCGCAGCTCGACAGCCCGGCCCGCGCGTCCACGTGGGCCCTGCGGCGGCTCGCGCTGGCGTCGGGCATCACCCCGACCGAGCTCTCCCGCGTGCTCGGCCGCGACGATCGTACCATGCGCCGCTGGCTCGCCGGTGAGCAGGACGTGCCGGACACGCTCGCGCAGCAGGTCGAGCGGCTGCGAATCACCGGCGTGGACGACACCGGCGTGTACCTGACGTACCGGCGGTAATCCGACCCACCTCCTAACTCGCCCCAGCCTAGGAGCACGCCAGCCCGAACCGGTGGGGCGCGGACGCGCATATTCCTGCGGATTTTTTTCGCAGAATCTTCCAAAAGCGCCGGAACAGGCTGCCACGCAACCGGTTGCACCGCCCCGGCACTTTTGCATGGCCCACGCCCCACCGTCACCGGTGGGGCTTTTTCTGCTCCCCCAGAATCTTCGCCAACCGGACCACGAACCAGCTGGTCGGCCCCGACGGGATGTGCGCCAACGCCAGCCGAACGACGCGCTCCTCGTGCGCCGGCTGCTTCCCCCGCCGGTAGATGACCGCCAGCCGCTTGTACGCCATCCCGTCCCGCGTCCGCGTCTTGCAGACCCGCTCGTAAATCGCCGTCGCCCCCACCACATCTCCCGCATACTCGAGCGCCCGGGCCTCCATGAGCGCCCGGTAGATCGTGGCCGTGTCCGTGCTCGGCGGCGTGTAGTAGTCCGGCAGCGGGTCGTCGTGCACGTCGAACGACGCCACCCACGGCGCTTTGGGGAACGCCTCGCCGCAGTTCGCGCACGAGCCGACGCCAGGGATGCGCTCGCTGGCGCAGACGGGGCAGCGGGGGGGGCTAGAATCCACGCTCACAGACGTACCGCTCCTCGTCGCGCCACTTCTTCGCGCTCGTGGTGTCGCGCTCGGCGATCAGCACGGCCACGACCGCGCTGGCGTACAGGCAGGCGCGCGACTGGTCCTTGATGGACTTCGCCGTCTCGAAGTCGCCGATGGCGCGCGCGAGCGCAGGCGAGACCGGCGGCTTTGTGTCCAGCGGCGCGGTGGCGTACAGGTACAGCACGGGCGCCGCAATCACGAGCAACGCCAGGGCGATGCGCTTCTGCGTCTTGCTCTGCCAGCCGGGGTGAGTCACGGCGCACCAGCCTTGTAGGCGGCATCGAGCGCGCGCGCCTTCTCCCGGAGCACCGAACCGATGGCCGCAGACACGAGACCCGGCAACACGAAGCCGAGCATTGAGATGAACATGACGGTCACGAGCATGGACCCTCGCGCCGCGAAGAAGCTGATCCCAAGGAAGAGCGCGCCGATGGCAGCCCATACCACCCCGGCTACATACAACACCGTACCCATTGCCTACTCCCGCCGGATTCCCGGCTGTTCGTGTTTCCCGTGGAACGCCTCAGCCCGCGAAATGACACGGAGCTGACATCCCCAACTGTTATTGTCGGTCCCCCGGTGTACCATAGCAGCCCCATGCCCCAGCGCGCCCCGTTCCCGCTCCTGTCCTGCCTCGTTGTGCTGCCCCTCGTCGCGCCGATCGCCGCCCGGCCGCGTGACGTGCTCGTGGTCTGGCCCGAGCATCCGACGCATACGCTCACGGTCCTGACGCCGGATCGCTCCCGGGTGATTCGTCGGGCGTGGTGTGCAAGCGGAGTCCTCTACGCCGAACTCCTGCACCTGTTTCTGGACGGGGCGATTCGGCTGTCGGTGGCGGATCAGCGTCGGCTGCTGACGCAAAGCCGATAACCGCCGCGTCGGCGGCGTCCCGCTCCAGCTGGTCCAGCAGGGCGCGCACCGCGCGGGCGGCGTCGGTCAGGCCGCGCAGATAGTCCGCCGTCGGGGAGAGCGGGACGCGAGCGAGGGCGTCAAGGGCGGCGGCGCCGAGGTCGGACACCTCTGTCCCGGATTCCCACCGGCTGACCGTCACGCGGCTGACGCCCAGCGCCCGCGCGAAGTCCCCCTGACTCTCCTTTCTGGCAAGTCGCAGCTCCCGCACCGCGTCACTAGTCCACGTCACGCCCCCCCCGTTGACAAATCCTGACTCACGGTGATACACTTTGTTTCAGCCTAGCACGGTGCTAGGGCAAACGAATACGGGAGACAGTGATGGCGAAAGGACGGCAGCGCAAGGCGCACGACTGGATGCGGGCGCAGGATGCGGCGCGGGCGCTCGGCGTGACGCGCCCGACGGTGCTGGCGATGGTCGCGCGCGGCGAGTTGTCGAGCATGACCGTCGCGGGGCTCCTGTTCGTGAAGCGATCCGAGGTCGAGTTGCAGGCACAGCAGCGCAAGGCCGCAAGCTGAGTTGGTGGGGGAAGTCCGCTGGTGAGCATGAGCGGACGTTAAGACCGGGGTCAGAGCCGGGAAACACGCAACGCGCGGGGTTCCGCGCCCAACAGATAGGACAGGGAGCCATGAGTGCCACCGACCGAACGAAGCCCACCGTCGCGCGTGTCAGCGCGAGGTGGCAGGAGTGCGCCGTGCATGTGCGCGGCGAGTTGCGGGCCTACGGCGTGCGCGGCGAGATGCGGCGCCTCGATGACTACGCCAGCCGAGACCGCGGGAGGGGCATCGCCCGGTTTCTGGCGGACTTCGTGGCCTACTGCCACGAGCGCGGGATGGCGGCGGAGCGCATCGCCGATCACCTGCACGAGTTCACCGATAGCGCCGTGGCGGATGTCGTCACGCCGCGCGCCTCGTAGAAACGACAAACCCCGCGGGTCAGAGCGCGGGGTCGTCGCAGAGCAGGGAGCGGTGGCATGGGGCCACCGTCATCAACAGTAACCACAGAGGGGAGAATGAGACAGGGAGCCTCGAAGGATCAGCGCGCATCGCGCACCGCCCTCACCCTGCAGCAGGCCGACGGCACCGCGGCCACCGTGCGCCGCGTCGACGGCCCGCTCGCCTGGAGCCGCACCCCGCGATTCCGCATGTACCGCCTGCACATCCACCCGGCTGGCAAGGCCGCGGCGGAAGTGACCGTCTCTCGCGTGCTGCTGAAGCAGCTCATCAACGGCGGCGCGCGCATCACGAGCCGGGTCGCGTAGTCCTCACCAGCACCAGGACCCCAACATGGCAGCAAGTACGGCACTGGCAGTCGACCGGCGCGGCAGCATCGCCGGCAGTGACACTCTCGGCATGAGGCGGGTCGGCCTCGTGCGCCCGACCTCGAACCCGGCGGAAGTCATCGAAGCGCACAAGGAGATCGCCGCCATGGTCGCCGAGGTGCTCGAAGACGGCGTCGACTACGGCGAGATCCCCGGCACCGAGGGCAAGAAGGCGCTTTTCAAGGCCGGCGCCGAGCGCCTGGCGTTCTCGGTCGGCGCCTCGCTCGAGCTCGAGGTGCTCGAGCGCGAGATCGATCATGACCGCGAGGTGCCCTGGACGAAAACGAAGTGGACGGGTCCCAAGGGCAACCGCAAGGCAATCGAGTCACACGGGCTCGCGAGAGGCCTGTATCGCTACGTCGTCAAGTGCCGCCTGGTGCGACGCGAGGACGGCGCCGTGCTCGGCGAGGGGATCGGCTCGTGCTCGACCATGGAGTCGAAGTACATCGATCGCCCGCGCGACACCGAGAACACCGTGCTCAAGATGGCCAAGAAGCGGGCGAGTGTGGACGCCGTGCTCTCGACGCTGGCGCTCACCGGCCGGTTCGCTCCTGACGAGCCGGAGGACGACGGCACGGACGACGATGGCGTCGTCGAGGATCCGACAGACGGGCTCACGCTTGCCCAGGCGCTCGCGTTCCAGATCAACGGCGTGGCGATCGGCGAGATGCGCGCGAGGGGCGTCCGTGGCGACCTGCCGCAGATGGACCGATACGTACGGACGGAGCGTGGGCGCGGGTACGCGCGATTTCTTCACGACTTCGTGCAGCACGTAAAGCAGGCCAGCGGCGGTGCGGTGCCGCCCGACGTGCTTACTCAGCAGCTTGACGCGCTGTCCGCCGATGTCGTGCGCGACGTATACCGCCATCCCCCCGCCGCATGACCGCCCCGGTCAAGCTGGTCAAAGGCGGTCGCCCGCCCGTTGAGATGCCCGCCGTAGTCATTGAGAAGGGCGTCCCTGTCCCGCCGCTGACGGAGCGCATGCCGCTCCCGTTCTCGGCCATGGAGGTCGGCGACTCGTTCTTCGTGGCGGCCAAGTACGACGCCCTCAGTGTGATGGCGCGCATCCGTTCGCGGCATCGCTACTGGCAGATGGGACAGTGCCCGCGCCCCGAGATGCGGATCACGATTCGTCGCGTCGCGGGTGGCGTCCGCTGTTGGCGGGTGGGCTAGAAACACGAACGCCCGCGGGTGAGAGCGCGGGCGCCGTGCGAGGCAGGGACCGGCGGCACAGGGCCGCCGTGGGACAAACATACACCAGACAGGGACCATGACACACCCCCGCACCACCTTGGTGCTCGTCGACCACGACGGCACGCGCGCGACCGTGACGCGCGCCACGCGCCCGTACATGCACACGTACGGCCAGCGATTCCGGATGTACCGCGTGTGCATTCAACCGGTCGAGAAGGACCCGTCGACCGTCACCGTGTCCCGTCCGCTGCTCAAGCAGCTGTTGCAGCGGGCGCGGATTGCGGGGAGGGTGGCGGCGTGACCCGCGCCTACGATCGCCCCACGCACCACGCCGAGTGGGACCGCGAGCAGGAACGCCATCTGGCCGAAGAAACGCAGTCGCTGCTCGTGGCCGACCCGGACCCGGAAGCGCTGGACCTCTTCCCGGAGGACGACGACGCATGAGTCTGTCCCTGTACGACCTCAGCGAGGAAGCCCTCGCCCTCGACGACATCGCCGCCATGGACGATGGGGAATGGACGCCGGAGCACGAAGCGCTGGCCGTCGAGCTGATGGAAAAGCTCGTCGTCAAGGCGGACGATTTCGGCGGCTACTTCCGCGACCTCGAAGCGCGGGAAGAAGTGCTCGACGCCGAGATCAAGCGGCTGCAGGACCGCAAGAAGCGCGTCGCGTCGCGGCTCGCCTGGATGAAGAGCTACGGCTGCCACGTCCTGCAGCGGATCGGACGGCCGCGCATCGAGGGCACGCGCTTCACGCTGGCGCTGCAGAACAACCCGCCGAAGGTGGACGTCACGGTGCTGCCGGACGCGCTGCCGGACGAGTTCGTGCGCGTGATCCCCGAAGTGCGCGAGCCGGACAAGACCGCGCTCGCCAAGGCGCTCAAGGCGGGCGTCGAGATCCCCGGCGTGACACTGACACAAACCCAGTCCCTGAGAGTGCGATGAGCTTCACCCTCGACGACATCATCGACGACATCCAGCCCGAGCCGCCCAAGATGATCATCTACGGCCCGCAGGGCATCGGCAAGACCACGTTCGGCGCCGCGTTCTACAATCCGGTGCTGCTGCCCACCGAAAAGGGCTGGGGTAATCTCCGCATCAAGCGGACGCGCCACATCGAGACGTACGGCGACCTCATGACGATCGTCGGCGCGCTCTACACCGGCCAGCACGACTACGGCACCGCGCTGCTAGACTCGCTGACCTCGCTCGAACGGCTCGTATGGGCAGAGACGGCGCGCCGGCACGGCAAGCAGAGCATCGAAGGCTGGGACTACGGCAAGGGCTACATCGAGGCGGACGAAGTCTGGAACGAAGTCCTTACCGCGCTCAACGCGCTGCAGTCCGAGCGGCAGATGTCGATCGTCTGCACCGCGCACGCCACGGTCACGCGCTTCAACTCGCCGACGGCCGAGCCGTACGACCGGTACGACATCGACCTGCACAAGCGGGCCAACGCGCTCGTCCAGCGGTGGGCCGACGTGGTCGGGTTCTGCCACTGGCAGACGAGCACCACGTCCACCGACCTCGGCTTCAAGAAGAAGGCCACGCGCGGCATCTCCACGGGCCAGCGGCTGCTCGCCCTCGAAGAGCGGCCGGCATGGCAGGCCAAGAACCGCTTCCAGCTCCCCCCCGTGATGGAGCTCGACGCGTCGCAGTTCCTCGGCCTGTTGGCCGAGCGCTACACCCCCGCGCCGGTGGTCGGTGCGGAGTCCTCTACTGACACGGAGTAACCGCATCATGGCGCAATTCCAGCAGACGTTCGACGCCGAGCAGCACGAGCCACGCCAGGCGATGGACGTGATCCCGGACGGCGACTACGCCGTCATCATCGAAGCGAGCGACTGGAAGCAGACGAAGAAGCAGGACGGCGCGTACCTTGAGATGACGCTGCAGGTGATCGACGGGCCGATGAAGGGGCGGAAGCTGTGGGACCGGCTCAACCTGTCGAACCCGAACGCGCAGGCCGTGGAGATCGCGCAGCAGACGCTCTCGGCTATCTGTCACGCGGTCGGCGTGATGAAGGTCTCGGACTCGGCGCAGCTCCACAACCTGCCGCTGCTCGCCAAGGTCAAGGTGAAGCAGGGCGAGCGCGGCCCCATGAACGAGATCAAGGGCTACAAGAAGCTGAGCGGCGGGGGCGTCGTCGGCACCGTCGCCCCGGCGCCCGCCGCGTCGGCGCCGGCGGCGCCGGCGGTGGCGCCGTGGCTGCAGAAGAAGGCCGGCTGATGTCGCGCGGCCGACTGCTCACCGCGGGGGAAGTGATCGCACGCTATTTCCCCGCCGGCGACGGGGAGCGGTCGGTCACGCCGCGGTGGGTGTACGCGCACGTCTTCCCGCGCGTCGACCTGGCGCGCGGCGTCGTGCGCTACTACGAGGCGGACGTCGAAGCGTGGCTGGAATCGCGCCGGCGGGCCGCGTGACCAGCTTCCGCATCCGCCGCCGCCTCGCGCGGCTCGGCATCCCCCAGCTCGACATCAACGCGCGGACCCGCGTCGCCAAGGTGTACGCGGCGCGGGCGGGCGTTGTCGACCAGCTGATCGCGGACAGCCAGGTAGAGGTGCTGCGGGCGCTGGCGTCTGGGGCGCTCGCCATTGAGGTGGTGGCGAGCTACGTCCGCGAGCACGGCGCCGGTGGGTCGGGGCTGGCCGCGCAGGTGCGGCTGGCGTCCGGCCTCTGGGACGCGCTCGAGGACACGCTGCCACACATGGGCGCCAGCGAGGCAACGCGGGCGCGGTACACGCTGAGCCGGGACCAGCTCAATCGGCGGCTGCCGGCCGGGGCCACGGTGCGGGATCTCCTCACCGTCGATTGGGTCACGATGCGGGCCGCTTGGACGACGTCGGCCTCCGACTGGATGCACCTGCGGCGGATGCTGTCGCGGTTCCTGTCGGTCTACCTCGGCGGCAAGCATCACCCGGTGCGGCACGAGGTGCTGGCGCGGATTCCGCGAGCGGCCGAAGTAGAGCGCGTCACCGAGCTCTCGCCAGCGCAGTTTCATCGGCTGGTCGAGGCGGCCCGACCTGACCTGCGGGCTCCGCTCTGGACGCTGGTGCTGACCGGCATGCGGATGGGCGAATACCTGCGGTGCGACCGGGAGCACCTGCGGCCGGCGCAGTATGGCGTGATGGTGCCGGGCAGTAAGACGGCCGCGGCCACGGCGCTGGTCCGCGTGGCGCCGGCGCTCTGGCACTGGATCGACGCGGGGGTGCCGTCCCCGCTGCAATACAAGGCGTTCCGGGCCGCGTTCAAGGCCGCGCTCAAGGCGGCGAGCCTCCCGATCACGACGCGCCTGCATGACCTCCGGCACGCGCACGGGCAGTGGGCGGTGCAGGCCGGTGCGCCGGAAGCCATGGTGCAGGTGAGCCTCCGGCACACCCAGGCGGCCACGACGCGCCGGTACACGAAAGCAACGGGGGACGCCGTGGGGGCGGCCCTCGCCAAGTCCCTCAAGACGCCGCGACGCGGCAAGGGTGCGTGAAGAAATGCGTATGACCGGGGTGGGGATCGAACCCACGACCTACGGATTAAAAGAACGTCGGGCCGCGAGCGCAAGCGGCGACGTTCCGAGGGGGATCAGGGGCGTTGCGGGACGCCACGAGACCGCCGACGGCCCCGAAACGGGCCCGAACCGCGGCGCGGTGCGTGATGAAATGCGTAGAGGCCTTTCGCACCCTCTCGGGCTGCCGCTTGACGAGCGAGGGAACCTCACGGTCCGCCGAGATTCGATCTACGCGCGCGTCCTGCGGGGCCTCTCCACTGACCCGCATCGACCCACCAGTCGCGCCGGCATCCTCGCGTCACTGCGCCCGTGGGGATGGGCGGCGGCGGCCGTCGACACGGCGCTCCAGCGTCTGGTGAAGGGCGGTGTCGTCGCGCGCGTCTCGCCTGGGCACTACGTCCGCATATGGAATGAACTCCCCGACGGCGTCACCGGAGCGGCCGCATGAGAGGACGCCCCGCGAAGATCGACCACCGTGCGTTCCTGGTCGGCAGCGAGCGGACGGCGTGGGACACGCTGCGGGCCGACGCCGAGCGGCTGGCCACCGAGCGCGCGGCCGTCACGCGCGAGATCCAGCGGCTGCGCGACAAGGCGTGGAACCGCGAGCGGGATGCGCGGCGGAGGGTGGCATGACCCTCCTCCTCTGCACCCTCGCCGTCCTCCTGCTCGCCGCGCACCGCGCGTACCGCCTCGTGCGCGAGGACGAGCGCGGGCCGGTGAAGGCGGACCCGCGCGAGGCGTTCTGCGCGGCGATGGACCGGAGCATGACCGACGAACACCGGTGCGAGCAGTGCGGCGCGCCGTCACGCATCCGCGAAGTGGTGCCGCTCTACGACGGCGCGGCGCTGGTGTGTGTGCCGTGTGCGACGCTGTACAAGGTGGCGTGATGAAAGCCCTCCTCACCTTCGCCGCCGTGCTGCTCTGTGCGCTGTGGGCCACCGTGGCCGGGAGCGCTCACCTGAGACTGTGGGAGAACGATGATGACGAGTAAGACGCCGATGATTGATGCGGTGCTGGTGCGGTTGGGCTTGCGCCCTGAGTGGGGCTTCCTGCTCAGTCCTGACGGGTTCGTGCACTCTACGAGCACGAACAACGCCGCCCTTGCCACCGAACTCCGCGCCCTCCTCGCCGAACGCGAACGCGACGAGGCTCGGCGGGAGCGGGATGACGCCAGGAAGCGGACTCTCACGACGGAGGAAACGACATGAACATCAAAACGCTGGACACGATCATCCTGGCAAAAGGCGCTCACGATCCCACAGAAGGCGCCATGTGTGCGATGGAAGCGGTGGCCTATATCGCGGGCGAGCCGTGGAGCGATCACCCGCAGTGCGTGTCGCCCGTGATTGCCGCGTTCATGCGGTTGTGGAACGATGCGTTGCCGGATGACGACCGTACCCGCCTTCTGCGACCGCTGCTGCCGCTGGTCGTCGGTACGCGGACCACGGCCACCGACGAGGGGACGCGGGCGTGGATGGTGGCCGATTGGCTGGTGCGTGTGCATACGCCCGCATGGCTGCGGTTGGCGGGGCTGGCGGACCACGCGCAG